GCAAAAATGATATGGGTGGCACAGCTTCCAATATCGTAGCAGGCGGTGAAGAGAGCGGTGGCAAGGCACAAGGACCTAAAGAAGATAACGCAGGTAACGTAAATGTACCAGGCGGTAAAGCATCTAAGTCAATGAGCAACAACTCAAAAGGACACGGTGCTGAGAAAAAAGGTTCAGGTGAAACTGGCACTAACTCGAAAAGTCTAATGGGATCATAAACGAATGTTTAACCTAACAGAAACACTATCATTTGACCAAGCACAGATGGTAGTTGAGTCAACCGATAATCCTAACGGAGGCAAAGACCTTTATATGAAGGGAATTTGCATACAAGGCGGTGTGCGTAATGCTAACCAACGTGTATATCCTGTAAATGAAATCGGACGGGCTGTTCAAACACTCAACGACCAGATTCAAGGCGGTTATAGTGTGTTAGGCGAAGTTGATCATCCAGACGGACTTAACATTAACCTTGATCGTGTATCTCATATGATTACTCAGATGTGGATGGACGAAAATAATGGGTTAGGAAAATTGAAAATCTTACCAACCCCAATGGGACAATTAGTTAAAACAATGCTAGAAAGCGGAGTTAAACTAGGCGTTTCATCTAGGGGCTCTGGTAACGTATCAGAAGACGGAAGCGGTCATGTTTCAGATTTTGAAATAATTACTGTGGATGTCGTTGCTCAGCCAAGTGCTCCAGGTGCTTATCCAACACCTATTTACGAGCACTTGATGAACACTAAAGGCGGTTACAAGGCATTTGAGCTTGCAAGAGCTACAAAACACGATGACAAGGCACAAAAATATTTAAAGGAATCGTTGATTAATATAATCAACAAACTCCAATAAAGAGGAGAAAAACATGTTGGATGCACTTAAACAACTTTTTGAAGGAGCCGGACTAAGCGAAGAAGTCTCTGCTGAAATTCAAGAAGCTTGGAATAGCAAGATTAAAGAAAATCGCTTGCAAGTGACAGCCGAACTACGTGAAGAATTTGCTGAAAAGTATGAGCACGACAAGCAGGTTATGACCGAAGCAGTTGATTCTATGATCTCAGACAAACTAGCTGAAGAAATTTCAGAACTAGCTGAAGATCGTAAGCAACTAGCAGAAGCAAGAGCAAAGTATGCAGTAGCAATGCGTGAAAATGCAGACTTACTGAAAAACTTTGTTGTTAAGCAATTGGGTTCAGAAATTAACGAACTTCACGAAGATCAAAAAGCAATGGCTGACAAATTTTCCAAGTTAGAAGAATTTATTGTAGAAGCATTAGCTAAAGAAATTGGTGAATTCTATGAAGATAAGAAAGATTTAGCTGAAACAAAAGTACGTTTAGTACGTGAAGCTAAAACCAAGTTTGCAGAAGTTAAGAAAACTTTTGTAGAAAAGAGTACTAAAGCGGTAGCGGAAGCAGTTGAGAAGGGTCTTAAGAAAGAGATTTCAACACTGAAAGAAGATATCGAAACTGCTCGCAGAAATGATTTCGGACGTAAACTATTTGAAGCGTTTGCAAACGAATATCAAAATAGCTACTTGAACGAAAAGTCTGAAACAGCAAAACTACTTAAAGTAGTAGAGCTTAAAGACAAGCAATTAGCTGAAGCAAAAGCGTCTGCTGATGAAAAGGCACAACTAGTTGAAAGCAAAGATGCAGAAATTAGACGTGCAAAAGATCATGCAACACGCACAGCTACCTTAAATGAATTACTAGGTCCACTTAGCGGTTCACAAAAGGAAATCATGAACGACTTACTGGAATCAGTACAAACAGCGAAGTTAACTTCGGCGTTTGAAAAATACTTGCCTAGCGTAATGGCTGGCAACACTCCAGAAAAGCAAAAGGCAACACTCACTGAAGGCAAAGAAGTAACAGGCAACAAAGAAACTATCGATAGTGACATCAGCAAGCAAGGCTCGTTCACAGAGAACGTAGTCGACATTAGACGTCTTGCTGGAATTAAATAAGGAGAATATAATGTCAGAACTATTAACAGGACGCTGGCAGGATACAAAAACAGCACTTCTTGAAGGCCTTTCAGGCAACAAAAAATCAGTGATGGACGTTGCTTTGGAAAACACTAAGAAGTACTTAACTGAAACAGCATCGGCAGGTGCTACTTCAGCAGGTAATGTTGCAACTCTTAACAGAGTTATCCTACCCGTTATTAGACGTGTAATGCCCACAGTTATCGCAAACGAGATTGTAGGCGTTCAACCAATGACTGGCCCAGTTGGTCAAATTCACACTCTACGTGTACGTTACAGCGACACAGCTGATGACGCAGTAGCAGGTGAAGAAGCACTATCACCATTCAAGATTGCTCTTGGATATTCAGGTGATGAAGCTGGCTCAGACGCAGGTGCGGCAAACGCAACAGGAGCTCTTGAAGGTACAGCTGGTAACAGACTAAGCATTCAGATCTTAAAGCAAACTGTAGAAGCGAAATCCAGAAAGCTATCAGCTCGCTGGACTTTTGAATCTGCACAAGATGCACAAGCTCAACAAGGCATTGACATCGAAGCTGAGATCATGGCTGCTCTAGCTCAAGAAATTACCGCTGAAATCGACCAAGAAGTTCTTGAATCACTTTACAGTTTAGCAGGTTCAGCTGAATCAGACGTACAGTTTGACCAGGCTGCCGTTTCAGGTACTGCTACATTCGTAGGTGACGAACACGCGGCACTAGCTGTTATGATTAACAGAGCGGCAAACAAAATTGCTCAAAGAACTAGACGTGGTGCTGGTAACTTTGCAGTTGTTTCGCCACACACTCTAACTGTACTACAGTCTGCAACAACTTCAGCGTTCGCAAGAACAACTGAAGGTTCTTTTGAAGCTCCAACTAACACTAAGTTTGTTGGTACTTTAAACAGTGCAATGAAAGTATATGTAAACTCATATGCTTCAGACAGCAAAGACGTACTAGTTGGTTACAAAGGCTCAAGCGAATCAGATGCGGCGGCATTCTATTGCCCATACATCCCGCTAATGAGCTCAGGTGTTGTACTTGATCCATCAACATTCGAACCAGTCGTATCATTCATGACACGTTATGGTTATGTTGAGTTGAACAACACTGCGTCATCACTAGGTAACGCGGCAGACTACTTAGCAAGAGTAAGCGTAGCAAACGTTTCATTCAGCTAAGATATAGTTGTAAAACAAAATTAAGGGCAGTGGCAACACTGCCCTTTTTTTACGACTAAAACCCTAACCGAAAGGCTTTATGGCTCGTGTTAAATTTAATCCGAACATAGAAGTACACGAAACTACAAAAAAGAAAACATCAATCGGCGGCGGAAGAATATCTACTTGCATGATGAATAAAAGTAAAAAACGTAGTTACAAAAAGTATCGTGGACAAGGCAAATAACAGATAAATAATATTACGTTCATCCTACGGGACGGAAGTAGCATAATGCGAAGGAACGCACTTTAACCCTTTAACTAGGAGAAGTGTATGAGTAAATATACCCTTTGGTGCTACACAAGACTTTTCAGACAGCACCATATAGAAAAAATTAACTTTTTGGTAAGAAAAAGGTTGACTTCTGCGTAGCAATTTGCTATATTATACTTAATATAAAGGCGACGGCTTTTATAGTGTAGTGCAAGGAAGAGGCGTTTACCAGAGCGTCGAACTTGGCTAGTTAGGGGTGGTACCCAGGCATGGTAGTAGAAATACGCTGTGTCACATCGCTCTACCGAGCGGAACTAGGCTACTGGGGTTTCAGATGGTATCGGGTCCCCGGTTTGCAGGAAAACCTAATCCTGTCTACACAATTTATTAAAAGGCTTACAGCGAGAGTTGTAGGCCTTTTTCCTTTTTAGATAAATACTTTTGTCAGATAGTGTGCCGCAGGGCGGACTTATGCTGAACCAACAGCGTAGCGACTAGAACTCGCATCGGACTTCTAATAAGGAGAAAACAAATGGGAAGACCACTTAATAAAAGATACTTTGGTGCAACTGGTGCGTCAGACGCAACAGTTCCAGTAAGATTTCACGACGGATCAAGCCTAATTGAAGGTTACATTGTAGAACAAAAAGGTTCTAATAAATTTAAATGTTCAAACGACGGTGACACAATTGAGCGTACTTGTTTCTTAACAAGCGACGGAAGCACACCTAATGCTAACAACGAATGTCAAATTATTGGCATCGGTGCAGGCGGTGCGGCTATTGCTATTGCTAAAATTACAGGACGTAAAGCAGTTGACTATGATGGAAATTCTTATACATGGGCAACTGAAGATGACTCTACAGAATCGCTACTAAGATTAACAGCAATCTAAGGAGCAGACTAGATGTCTAAGTTTCTAAATGTACCTAATGGTAACTATACTGTAACTGTACAATCGGGCGGGGAGATTCGTCTCGACACAGGTGTGGAAGCAGGTACTGTTAGAGTAACAGGCGACTTAGTTGTAGAAGGTGATACTACCACTGTTAGCAGTGAAAATCTTACAGTTAAAGACAACATTATTGTTATTAACGAAGGAGAAACCGGTAGTAGTGGTATCACACTTCAGCAAGCAGGTATTGAAATTGATAGAGGCGGCGATGCTGTCACTTATACTTCAGTACGCATGGTGTTTGACGAAACTCTAAACTATAGAGATCCATTAACTAATACTGTAAAAAGCGGTGCGTTTACGTTTAGAGATCTAAATAATGCACTAATTGGTATCCGTGTAAACAGTATTTCAACCGGCGGCGGCGACTTAAATTTAATTAATAGCGGTACTGGTGTTGTAAGAGTTGACGGAACAAACAACTACGAAGATCAAGTTACAGAAGATGATATACTTACTAACAAAAAGTATGTAGATGATGCTATTGTTAGTGGTATTCAAAACATTACTATTAAAAACATTGTACAAGGTGATTCAAAGGTTGAATTATCAGACGACGATGTTGAAGCAGTTACAAGTAATTTTGATATTACTATTAACGGAACATCAGTAGCAAACTTTAAAGAAAATAATTCTACTATTGAAAATATTTTGTTTGAAGGAAATACTATTTCAACGGATACTAGTGGAACAGAATTAATTCTTGCTAGTTTTGGTACAGGTTCTGTCACAGTTGACGGAATTTTAAAAATGCCTGAACAAGTATCAGATCCAGTTTCAGTAGCAGACGGAACACTTTTATACGGTAAAGAGCCAGGACTTGGAACTACAGGTTTATATTACGTAAATAGTAATGACACAGCAGACGAAGTAATTGGTAGAAACAGATCATTACTTTATAGTATGATTTTTTAAGGAAATAAAATGGCAATAGCAAACGGAACAATAGCACTAACAGATACAACATTATTAACTGTGCCGGCTGACAAAACCTATGCCATTACAGCATTAATAGTATGTAATACTGCAACATTCGACTCAAGCGGTAATAACGACACTGAGTTCGATTTACATATTGTTAAAAGCGGACAATCAAGAGGTCCAGCAAATCAAATTGTAAATAACTTGTTTATTGCAGGTTCAGATACATTTACATTTGATAGCGAAAAAATTGTAATGGAAGCAGGCGACAAAATTGTAGCAGTAAGTCAAGCACCGGCTAACTTAGCGGCAACAATCAGCTACTTGGAGGTATAATGAGATTTCTGAAAAGTTTAAGTCTTAATAGACGACAATTATCAGTAAATGCTCCGGGCATTAACTACACTACAGAAGGCAATGTTGTTATGCAAACAACAAAGTCTCTCTTAGTGCCTAAAGGTGCTCAAAATGAAAGACCCTACAATGCTGAAGAAGGACTTATACGTTATAACACAGACGAAACAAACTTTGAAGTTTATCAAGACGGAACTTGGAAGCCTATTCGATTTAGAGAACCAATTACAATTACAAATCAAAACTTAGGTAACGGTGATGGAACAGAAACAGTATTTGGTCCTTTAGATTCGGGTGATGCATTCTATCCTGTTCCTATTGCAGAAGCAAACATTTTAGTATTTGTTGAAAACGTTTTTCAGTTACCAGTATCAAACTACTCATTATTGCAAAGTTCAGGAGGCAGTTTAACTGGTCCTAATGCACCTTATCTAGACGGCTGGTACATTAAATTTGGTACTCCAGTACCTAGCGGAAAACCTGTAAACGTGCTACACAATTTTGACAAGTAATTCCTATAAATACATAAAAGAGGAGTTACAATGGCACAACAGGTCCAACGTATCGGCGGTCAGTTACTTGCCGAAAATCTACAAAGAGAATTAGCAGATCTAGCGTTTGATACTGATTTACTTGTTATTAAACGAGACGGAACAATTGGTGTTAATACTCATACCACTCCTCGAAAACTAACTGTAAACGGATCTTTTAAAAGTAATAGTGGAGATGCAAGTCCTGATATTATTTTAGGAAACAGTCTTACGGTTGGCGACTTTACTATTAGTAGTTTAGGTGCAAGTGTTCCTAGCGGAAATGTTACACTGCAAACTACACACCCAGACGGCTTCTTTACAATGGGCGGTCTTGGTAGTTTAAATTACGCTGTAAGAAGTTCAGGTGCAATCGAAGCTATTGTAACTAATGCAAGTGTTGGGTTCCAATCAACTTGGAAAGCAGGAATGACAACTGCTTGGAACAACGAAGATTACTATGGCGAATACTGGTACCCAGGTCCTAAAGACAGTGCAAGTGCTCCTGACAATGACGGTGATAGATTATATGCAGAAGCACAAGCAATTTCCCTCAGAGGTGCACCGTTTACACAAGACGAATTAGATGTTTTTGATTGGGACCAAGACGGCGATGTTCAAGCAGACGATGTTCTTAAAACACTAACACTGAACGGCCAATTTACAAATGGGCAATACTTTCCAGCAAGTAGACGTTTAAGTGATCACCCAAATGTTGCTGCCTTAAAAGCATATATTGAGGCAAACTATCCAGACAGTTATCCTAGAAAGTTACAATTACAAGGTGATCCAAACGGAACACTAAACGTAACAGGTAATGTTCATGCTACAGGTAATATTACTTATGGTGGCGACACAATTACTATTGGTGATGATAGTACTGACAGTGCAAGATTTTTAGCAGAGTTTAAAAACGATATTATACCTAATGAAACTAATAGATATAAAATTGGTCAAACAGATGACAGTACTGTTATACCAAAACGTTTTAACGCACACATTAAATCTTTGTTTACAGATACACTTACCGGTAAAGACATTGTTTATCAAGGTATTAACTTAACAAAAGAAACAAATGTAATCTATGTATCAAAAGGCAACGGAAATGATACTAACAGAGGTACTCATCCAGCAGGACCTGTTGCTACTATTGAAAAGGCACTTGAACTTGCTAATGCAGGTAGAGGAACATTAATTTACATTTATCCTGGGCAATATCAAGAAACATTTCCATTAACAGTTCCAGATGGTATTACTATTCAAGGCGACAGTTTACGTTCGGTAGAAATTACACCAACTACTG